CGGCAGTGATCACTGGTTTTCGAGCCGCCCACCTTGGCGTTGACCTCTGGGTGCCGGAAGCCGGAGTTGACTTTGACCCCCGTGGCGTAATGCTCCCGCACTGGTTGCAGCACGTGCACGGCCAGCGCCTGAAGACACTCGATCACTTCCTGCGTCGGCGTGTTGTCCATGTCGTACCGCAGCGCGGTTTCGCTTTTGGTCAACTCAGACAGCGTGAAGTTCGGGGACAAGTTCATTTCAATGCCCCCTTCATCACGTCAGTCTTGTCCTTGCTAGACTTAGAACTACCGTAGAAGAAGCTGATGATCGTAGCTACAGCGGTGCCGAGCAGGAAGCCAAGGATGATGTTGCCGAAGTCCTTGCCGCTGGCGGGCACCGTGCCGAACGTGATGGCGAAGAAGTAGACCATCGAGCCAACGCTCCAGAACCACGCAAACCAGTAGATGAAGTGCTTGGCAAACAAGTCTTCTTGGTTGAGGGCAGTCTCCTGCATGTGACGGGCGCTGTCGCGGTCTTCATTCTCCAACTCGAACTGACGCAGGTCTAGTTCAGCCAGCTTGGCCGCTGCGTCCGGGTCACCCGCGATGGCTTTAGCCACTGCTTCCACAGAATCTTCAACGCCAAACTTACTAGCGATAGCAGACACAGCGAGGCCACCCAGAGGGCCGCCAACGGCAGTAGCAACAGCAGGGGCCACGCCTTTGAGTAGGTTGAGTAGAGTTTCCATATCATCTCCGCATAAAGTCCACGTATTCCATCGTACCCCAAGCCACCAAAGTGACGATCAGCGCCGCACAAACGGCAAGCAAGACCACTGTCACGATGTCCTCGATTTCTTTCTTGCGCTTGGCTTTGGCGTTTTCCATTTCTGCTTCTTCCTTCTTGCGTTTATGGACGATGTTGTTGCGCTCCATCAGGATCGACTGCCACACGTCCGCGTTGCCAGACCAGATCAGCATCTGCTTCAACTCGTTCTCCGCATCCTGCAACTGCTTGGCGTGCATCACTGTCTCGAATGCCTGCGCCGTATCGGACTTGCCGAAGCTAGATTTCTTGGGCTGGGCCGCTGCCTTGGCAACGACATCCTTCGCCTCGAAGAACTTCATCAGGTCACCGGAGATGGCTCCGATGTCCTTGCCCATCTTGATCGCCGCCTGCACGCCCTTTATAGCGGCTTGCGCCGTGGCGAAGGCGGTGATCGGGTCAATCATTTCCCGCCTTTACCCTTCATCATGCACTGGCCTGCGGCCTTGCATTTCGCGGGGCTTGAACACTCGCCGCATGGCTTGAACACCATGCCGCCCTTCTTGTAGGCCATCGGCTTCTTGACCATGCCGCCTTTGGACATTGACTTCGGTTTAGCTCCACATGCCATGATTTACTCCTTGTCTTCTTTACGGTCGATCTTCGTGAACAATAATGCAAGAGTGTTGTCTATCTTGTTGAACCCGTCCTTCATGTCCTGCCGCAGTTCCCGGACATCGCTTTTCATGTCGGTCACTGCGGTCTTGAAGTCATCCTTGCGGACGTAAATCTCAGGAAGGTCGCGTTCAATCTGTTTCATGTCAGCCTTCAGTTCTTTGATGGCATCCCAGACAACTTTCGTTATCCACCCAAGTGATGCACCAAGTCCGACAAACAACCAGTTGATGAGTGTCTGATCCATCAGGCACCCCTTACAGACCTTCGCCCGGTGTGACGTAAACCACCGACGTGCCGGAGGCTGTCTTGCCAGTGAAGTACGACCCAGCGGGGAACCCAATAACCTCGACTGCGCCTGACAGAATTGGTACTGCACCAGCGCCGATGGACGCGGCAGCCGCGATAGCTATGGCATCGCTTGAACCTACGCCCAGCAGCACAGTCTCAGCGCCTGCATTGACGATGCGATACTGGTATGCAGGACGGGACAGCGGAGACGTTGAGACAGCCTGTGCTGAAGTGGGTACAGTGGCTGCGGCAGTGAAGGATACCGTGAGTCCTGTAGGGCTGAAGGGAAGCGTTGCGGCGGTCATATCGGACTCCTTTAGAAAATGATTCGCTTGAGTTTACGGCGAGTGTAAATGTATTTGGCGCTGGGCTGGCTGAAATCCCAGCCGGTGTTATTCCCCACGTCCGCATTGGCGTTGGTCGTGTACGCATTCCAAGTAGCGCCGCCAGTTGCCGCGATGTCCTTGATCGACAGGTGGCTTGCAGAGATCGTTCCCGTTGCGACGGATAGCGTAGCCCTTGTGCCAGCGATGGTGCTTTGCAGGTATTTCTGATTCTCACCCAGCGTGGCAAAGCCGCCAGCGGTATTTGTCGTCGCCGCTTTAAGCTGCAACGTACCGTTGGTCATGGTCAGTGTCCGTGTTGACCCAAGCGTGAGTGCGTCCTGCATAGCCCACGTCCCGCCGACACCATTGAAGGTAACGGGCCGGTCGATTGTCAGGGCGCTCGTCGTGATGGTCTTTGTACCAGAGGTGGCCGCGAAGGTTGTCGCTGTTGCACTGGCGCTCACAGAGGACGGTGCTGGAGCCAGTAGCAGATTGCCGTAGATGAAGCCGCCGCCGAACATGTCCGTGATGCCAGTAAACGCAGGTTGGTACGTGAGGTTCCGGCACTTGCTTCCTGCTACACCTGCGGTTATGTTCACCGTGTCGCCACCTGCGACGATATTGAAATCCACCGCGTTAGCTTCCGTGCCGCCTGCTGTGCTACCGTGCGCAATGACACGGATTCCAGTACTGCCGGTGTATGTTAGGTTCACTGTGGGCGTGCCGGTGTAGCTGAAGTTGGTCAGGTCTTCACAAGCCCAAACCGTGGTGGCGTTTCCGGTGACGTTAATCTGTCCACCGTTGAATGCAATGGCATGAACTTCATTGTCTGTGAACGACAAGTCAAAAGTAGTGCCTGTCCATGTTTTTCCGTTGAGGTCAAGCGTACCTGCAACAAGCCCAGCACTACCAACGACAGTAAAGTTGTCCGCGAGTACAAACGTCTTTCCGGCAGCATTGAAATTAACAGATGAGATTGGGAGGGAAACACCAGCCGTAGTAATCGTGGCCGACGAATTTAACGTAGCGATTGACAAGCTGCCTGCCGTGTACGTTACCGTAATTGCACTCGATAACGTCATGTTACCAATAGAAGAAGCGCCTAGACCTGCAAAAGTATTCCAATTTATTGTCAGTGCATTGGTCAGTGCCCCAGCATTTATACGCCCCAAAACCCAACCGTAGTCCAGCACGATGGTAGATGAAGCACCAACCCCAGTGTTGTCTAGGACGGCAGTATCCTGCCCCAAGGGGAAGTTGTTTATACCTACAGTACCACCAGAGGAGGTAGCCCATGCAACGTCTGACCAATTCCCTCCTGCGGGTTGGTTCCAGTACACAGTTTTTGGCGCATCAAAAGTGATGTTGGTGTTTAACCCCATGTCCCCAAGCCGGGTACCTGACCAAGGCGCTGATGCGCCAGCAGCAACAATACCCAAAAAGTCTACATCTGTCAAGGTGGATATTGCTGCAACATCAAACGTAACACCTAGTGCTCCACCTGTAATCCTTGGGCGTCTGTTTGCCGCAGTGCCAGAGATACTAAGTGTACCCAAGACAGTTATATACGTAGCAGTAACCGACAATGCCCGACGACCGATACTAGCAGGTGAGTCTATAGTTAGGTTGTTGAACGTGTTGTTTCCGCTAAGTCCTGTATTGCGGTACGTCGCACCGAAAGTCACGTTGTAATACGTCAGCCCACCGCCAGCAAATGTTATGTTACCAGTAGTATTGTTTGTTACGATTGACGATGTGCCAGCGTTGAATACTAGCCCAGTCGTAGTCGCAAAATTCCAAGCAGTACCAGAACCAGTGAGCGTTATCAGTGAGGCACCAAGATTTAGCGTCCGCGCATTTGTGTTCGCCGACGCGATCAATCCTACTGTTACTGCATACCCATTGGTTGACAGAACTCCGTTGGTCAGCGTAAGCGTACGTGTTGACCCAGAAGCCAGTGCACTTTGCAGTGACCAAGCGCCGCCAACACCGTTAAAAGTAATTGCACCAGCAATCACAACGCTGTCAGTGTTGATTGTTTTGCCGGTAGTCGTGGCGTTAAATGTAATTGTGCCGGTAGCATTCCACACAGTTCCAGCCACTAAAGTCATGGAACCACTGACAGCCAGTGTCCCAGTGCTGGAAAAAGTTACCGTACCGGCTGATACTGTGATGTCTAAACACGTCAATGCACCCGTCAAAGTGACACCGTAGGTGCCAGCTTGATCGAAGAATACCGAGTCAGATGCAGTGGGGACAGATGCCCCGCTGGCCCCACCAGAGGTTGTAGACCAGTTGGTTGTGGACGAGGTGTTCCACGTCCCTGCACCGCCGACCCAAAATCTATCAGCCATGTTTACTCCTCATCCACCACAGGGGGATTGTCGATGAAGTCGCGCCACTTGTCGTAGCGGGTCTGCTTCATAGCGTCGATCTCGGCGTCGGTCAGGCCATGGTCGTCGGCCAAGGTCATGGAGTCCCGAAAGCCGTTGATTTCAAAGTCGATTTTGATCATGGGTATTCTCGCATCAGACGCCGGTAACCCGCCATGCTTCTACCCACTTGGAGTAGTCCGTGTTCCAGACCAAGCACAGCATATACCGGTTGTTTAACAGCGTGAAGTTGGCTCCACCCGCAAGGTAGATATTACCCGTGAGGTGACCCACAGTAACGTCGCGTAAGCCGCTATTGGTACGGATAATAATCTTCTGCCCGGTTTGTTGGTAGTGATTTGTGATCGTGTCCAAATTATCTGCCGTCAATCCCCCGGTGCTTCCCCCCTCAACATCGACAATCAGGTTTTGCTCCATAATTGCGTTCTCAAGGACGATAATCCCACTTGCAATTTCGAAGTTATCCCAGTACGGATAGTTGTCGTACGTAAAGCTGTTGTTATCGCTAGGGCCATCAAAGGTAGCCATACGAGATACGCCATAGGTTGTACGTAGCCGTGGATTTAGCGCACGGGATAACCGTACATTGTTGTACTGGCACGCTACCTCTGCTGGCGGGCCAGCAACCGTAGTGTTAAATACAACAACAGGCGCAGCATCTAAAGCAGTGTCGAGCACCGCAATATGCACGTTGTTATCGTTTGCTCCATTGTTAAATAAAATTGCTCGTTTTGCTGGAGCTACACCTTGTATGACTACATTATTAATTGCGTTACCGTAAGAAAAATCAGTAATACGAATTGCATCAGTATAACTATCTATTGTTTGGCTAATATAAACATTACTAATAGTGCAATGTTCTGTTTTGTTCCCTAGCCTTAGTGGGTTATCACAGTCAATGAGCCGAAGATTAGTAGCTGTGATAAAAGATGGGCCATCTAAAAGTCCGGCGTTATCTCCAGCAAGCGCAAAGCCGGAAGTACAACCCTCTCCAATAATGTCAGTCGCAGAACCCCAGCGGCAGTTGTTTTTGAACTGCACGCCCATTCCCGGCCCATCATCGTCACCGCGATTTACAGTACCTTTTGCATGTACGCGTAAGTACGAGCAGTAGTCCATGTTTGAAAATAAAAAGCCATTACTAGCAATCCCAAACCCATCGCACGAACAGTCTGTTACGGAATTTCGTCCGTATAAATGCGTCATGTCTGGATCATAAATTAACATTGCGCACTCAAAAAAGTCAGTTACATGTATGTTCTTTAGCGAGACATTGCTACGCTGTCTGATGGCAAAACCATGGTTCGCATTTGGATGCGAATACACACTATTCTGCATGTCTACAGTAAATCCTTCAATATGGTATCCAATCTGACTAGGGCCAGCATCATTGAACATAGTATTAGAACCATCGAGATGCTTGAACGTAACACGTTCCTTACCGCCCCCAATCATGGAGTAGTACTCCGTGTTTCCGTCTAGGCGAATACTTTTGCAAACGTATGTCCCATCAGGAAACCACAGTGTGCCGCCGTTGGCCTTAACAAAATCCAATCCTGCGTTGATAGCGTCACTGTCATCGGTAGCCCCATCACCGGTGGCTCCAAACGTCTTGACACTGACCAGCGAGTAGTAGTCTGGGAAAACGTCAATCGCACTGTTGTTTACAAAGTCCGTGATGGCTGCTACGTTTGTCCGCATCTCGATGCGTGACCCCGACGCAAACGACTGCGCCGTGGTGCTGTCCTGTCCACGGGCAATGGTCATTGTGTCGCCCACACGGGCGGAAACTTTGATGACCTCTTGGGTACCGCCAGTGCTGGTCAACGTGGCGTAGAAGTAGTCACCTGTCGTGATCGTAGGGAACAGTGCTCCTGTGCCCGAGGCGACCGTTATCCCCACGTCAGACGCAGTGATCGTGGACGTAATCGTGGACGCGACGTTGTTCTTTAGTAAGACTGTCATCGTTGTATCCTTACAACAGTAGGTAATCGCCAGCGGCGATAAACACGTTTTCGACGGTCATGCGTAGTTCTGCGCGGCTGTACGCTGGGAACGGAATCGCCAGTGTGCCTACTTGTCCACGAACGATTGTCATAATGTCGTCTGTGCGAGCCGTGACCTTGACGATCTCGAAGTTGCCGTTGACATCAATCAGCGTGAGGTAGAAATTATCGCCAGTACTCAGCACTGGGAACTTTGTACCGTCTCCGGTCGTAACCGTGAGCGTAGTCGCCGTGCTGGTCAGGCCAGCAGGGACGAGCGAGGCCGCGTTATTTGTGAGTTGCATTCTGTATCACGCTCCGAAAGGTTGCATCCGGGCACGCATGGTGCCACGCATGTTGCCGAGGTTGGCTCGGGCACGTCGCTCGGCGACTTGGTATGTGTACTGTTTGGCGTGGTACGCCGCGAGTTCCCGGTCTGTCCAATTCGTATTCGGTAACACCAAAAGATGTTGCAGTGCGCCGTGCATGAGAACTTCTTCCAGTTCATCCATGATGACTTCATTCATGCCAGTCGCAGACCGCTTGGGTTTGAGCGCCACGAACATCCGCATCTGATACGCCACGGTGGCATCGGGCAACGGCAGGACGATGTACTTGTCCGGCGTGACTTGGCAGATTGACTGCGGGGTACTTCCGTCCGCAACGATCGAGTCTGGCAGCACATAGGTGTTACCGCCATTGAACGTAGTCTCGTTGAACTCGCTTCCGTTGTACGTCGTCAGCGGTGGGGTCAAACTCCAGACAGTATCCGGGTCTTGCCCGCTGTAGAGGTCGGCCCACTTCGGGTACAACTCAAGTGCCTTATCCAGCGTCAGTTTCTCCAGCGGGCGGTTGTTGACGATAGCGTCGAACAGCGCGTGGACATCGGTGTTATCTGGCTTCGAGTAGGTGTACTCGTGAACACCGGGCAACAAGTTGAACAGCGGTACCGAGTACCGCCAGCAAAGCGTACGCTCGCATGTACGGATCGCAGCGTCCCGGATGTACTGCACAATCGTGGGTTGCGGGCATCCCGGCACACTGGCGTTGATCCGGGGGACAAGAGATGCGAAGGTACGGTCAGCCATCAGATCACCTGTTTCGGGTCAAGCCCGCCTTCCTCTGTGTCAGTGACAACACGCGATTGTAGTCCGATACCAAGGGCTTGGGTAAAAGCGTCTTGGAACAGCTTGGCCCGGTTCGAGTTGACATGCTCGTTGTCAATCGACTCAGCCAAGAACACGGTACCGTCTACGACTACTGGGAAGTACGCATCAGTCGGATACGTGATCTCCTGCGCAATCGTGTAATCGGGTGGCGTCTGAGCGTACTCTCCAATGAGCACGACTCCCGAGGCAGGAGGCGGAGACACAAAGAACCGGTTGGGGTTGCGCACGTGGCGCATGAAGTTCACCGGCGAACCGGGAGCCTCGCTAACCCATGAGGGAGATGTCTGGTCGAGCACGCGCCGGGTCACCTCAGTGACGGCGTTCCCACCCTGCACTTGGAAGATTTCGATCAGCCGAACGGAGTCCGCTGGGCAGCTTTGCAAAACCGTGCCCACAGAAGTGGGGAATTCCCCGATGACTGCGAACAAATCAGGGCGAAGCACCACCATCCGTTTGAGGGTCTGGTTGACAAACCCAAGCATTACCGCGTCGCTGTAGCGATACGGAGTCTTCGTATCTTGGATGATACGCCGAACTTCGGTGATGACTTCAGTGGGTGTCATGCAGGCAATCCTCGTGAGGCGTCAGCCGCCAATTCATCAGGAGTATACGCTGGAGGCTCAGGAATGTCAGCAGTTGTTAAGTCCAGCGCGACCTTGGTTTTGCGCGTTGCCTTGACTTTTACCTCGACTGGCTCCTCAATACGGTCTGCAACATGGGCTGGAACGAACCGCTCTGGGAACGCAACCTCCTCAGTCACGACTTCGCACTCTGGGTTCTTCGCCAGAATCTCGTTGTAGTCGAGGATGAATCCGTCCCGAAGAACGCGGATGTACAAAGTGCTCATTTATTCAGCTTTCTCAGTGTCTGGGCAAGTCGTGCTCGCTGGCCCATTTTCCCCGGCTTCTTTGCTGCCGCAGCCAGTTTCGCGGCGGGGATAGTCTCCCCCTTTTTTGCACCCAGTGCCTCACGTAGTGCACCGGGTTTTTTGATTGCGCCCGCAATCCAATTCTTAGTTGCCATCATTTGCTCCTTGCTGCTCGCATGTTGTCCACGAGGTTCGGATATTTCCGACCTGCCTTCTTAGCCGCCGCTTTCGCGCCAGCTTTCTGTTCCGGGGTCAGTGGCTTAGACTTACCCAAAGACTTTGGACGCGGTTTATCCCAGACTTGCATATCAGCACTTCCAAGCCCGCAGGCTCTTGTTGATCCGGCTGTTGGGGTCATTGGCTGTCTTCTCGGAAGTCAGCTTCTTCTTCATCCCTTCCATCCGGGCACAGAATGAATCCTTGCGCGGGCCGCCTTCAGGCTGGGGAGCCTTGAGTCCGGGCTTGCCGGGATTGGCCTTGTTGTAGGACGCACGCCCCTTGGCGTTCAGTCCGCCTTTGGGGTCTTTGCCTTCCTTGCGCTGCCATGCTGGTGTCTTTGCCATTACGAGATTGCTCCTTTGACGACGACGAATTGAAGCACCGGGGTTTCTGATGCGATTGCCGAGTTGTTAAGGTTACCCACTGCGATGACGCAAGAGCCAGCGGAAGTAGTAACTGCGTGCACTTGGTAGTACTTTCGTGTAGCTGCCAGCACTCCAGATTTCACGTTGATCAAAACTATGTCATTGGCACCAATGGTTGCGTTGGTGAGTGTGAACTCATCGGCTCCGTGCCCAGCGATTCCAGATGGGAATAGAACAATCTCGCCCGTGGCTTTGTTGAGTGTCACACCTGTCGTACGGCTCGTTCCCTGCGTTACTGTGCCGCCTGCGCCAGTGGGGAATCCCAGTCCTGTAGTGGCTAGAAACGCCGTTGCTGTGGCATTCCCGTTGACAACCAAGTCCTGTGCAATAGTCGAAGAACCGTTGATGTTCGTCGTGCCTGTGAGTTCGACGCTGATACTGGGTACCGAGTACTGGTATACCGTGTCATTGGTCGAACCAACAGCATATAGTTTTGATCCATCAGGCTTGACGTAGATACCGTTGGGTGCGTTTTCTTGCGAAGCTATGCTCACCACGCCTGCGTAGACGGCTGTAGTTACGTTCCAAGGAGTGGTCAGATCAAAGACATTCACGTCGTCGCCGCTCTGTCCGCAGACGAACATGCGTGTTCCGTCGTTGGTCAGTACGACAGCATTAGGTACTGATTCCAGCGAGGAGACAGAGAATGCCTGTGTGTACGTAGCCGTTGAGACATCCCATGCAGTCGAAAGCGTGTATTGGTACACACTGTCTCCGGTCGATCCAACTGCGTACATTGTCAGACCGTTGGGACGGAACCAAACTCCTGTCGGGGTTATGTCTTGGCTGGCAACAGAGAACGACTTGCTATCGTAGGAAGCAGTCGAGACGTTCCATGCCACTGACATCGAGTACTGGTACACCGTATCATTGGTCTGCCCGATCATGTAGAACTTCAACCCGTCGGGGCGGAAAAAGATTCCGTGCGGCGTAGAGTCTTGTGAAGTTACAGAGAACGACGTGGAATACGTAGCAGACGATACAACCCATGGCGTGGACAGCGTGTACTCGTACACTGTGTCATTGGCCCCGCCGAGCATGTACATCTTCGTACCGCTTGGATGGAATGACACATCGTTTGGCGTACCGTCTTGCGCAGTCACAGAGAACGACACGCTGTCGTATGTAGCCCCGAGCATGTTCACGTTGCTGGCAATCAGCGAACCCGTGCCCTTGGGGGTGACGCTGACATTGATATTGGTGTCTGTGCCGTCTGCTGTCAGTGCAGTACCGGTCAGGTTCACGCCTGCTGCGGCAGGACTGGTTGCAAAGGTCACGGACTCAATCGACGTGATACCCGAAAACGTGCCGGTAAACGTGACGCCTGAGATCGAACCGCCTGTGATACCAACGGCACTCGCTGCCTGCGTTGCCATGCTTGCAAGGCCGAGGTTCGCACGAGCATCGACCGCATTGGACGCGCCGGTGCCGCCGTCAGCGAGTGCCAGATCGGTAATCCCGGAGATTGTGCCGCCCGTGATGGCAACCTTGGCGATAGCAACTGAACCTGTGCCGTTGGGTGCAAGCGTCAGATTACCGTTGGTATCCGTGGTGCTGATGGTGTTGCCGTCTAGCTTGATGTTGTCCACAGAGGCAGACTCTGTACCCACACTCAGCGCGGTCGACACCCCTGTTCCGCTGTAGACAATCTTCTCGGTCGCCGTTGGGCCACCGTCAACATGCAGTAGCTGGTTGAACGTGCTGGAGATGGTTGTGCCGGTGAGGTTGGTTGACATAGGTAATCCTTATGCGGGTGTGACAGAGGCAGAACCGTCTGCAACGTACCATGGAGACGCGGCAGCCGTGCCGCTTGCGACCATGAGGCGGTTATTGGTCGTGTCGAACACAACCTTGCCGATAGCCTTGCTGGTCGTATTGATGGCGTTGGCAACGGCTGCAATCGACGCTGCGGTAGCTGATTGCAGCACAAGTCCGCTGGTCAAAGTCTGTTGGGCTGTGAAAGTTTGAGCCGTACCAAGCACGGCAGAAGTCCCGGCAGTCAGCGTTGCATCGCCGTTGGGCAGCGTGATAGTGCGATTGGCAGACAGCGTGGTCGGAGTCAGGGTTACCGCATAGCTGAGGGTACCGCCTGCACGGCCAGCAATGACTACCGCGTCTTGTGTTGCTGCGACTTCTGAACGCACGGCGCTTGCCGCACGGAACGTCTGGGCAGCAGTGAATGTTTGTGCACTGGCTTTCTTGGCAGCCTCAGTGTCTAACTCTGAAATAGCCGTAGGGATTGTTGTCGCTGCAATGCCGCCCGAGGGGGTATACGGCAGATCGCCTACCAATCCTGCTGCAAGCTGGGAACGTAGGATACGTTTGGTTGTGCTGGCGCTGGTGTCGAAGATGACGAGGTTGTCGTCGTTGGCTGTGTCGGCCCCAGCAATTACAGTCAGTTCTGAGATACGCTTTGCAGTCATTCTTCGCTCCTAAGAATAGGGGGCACGTAGCCCCCCATCCAGTTTACATTACGACGCAACGAGCGGGATGGAATACCACTGTGTCGCAGACGCTGCAATCAGCAGCGTGCTAGTCAGGGTAGCCATACTGTACGCAGCATTCGCCGAAAGCGCATTGATGGTCGCACCAGTTGCAGGATAGACCGGAAGCGCACCAGCAGCCGTGTTCTTGATGAACACGATACTACCGGCAACAGCCGTAGGCAAACGAATCGCTTTGGTACCGTCACCCGCCGAAACGACGTTCAGACCAAAGGCCGCTTGCGTTGCAGTTGCTTGGCTCGTGCCAGCCGCTACAAGCGTAGAAACGGCGACTTGTACGCCGCCAGCAGCAGTGAATGTGCCCGTAACAGTCAGGTTCTGCAAAGTTGCTTTACCGCTGTTGATGGTCACATTGTCCTGCGCAATACCGCTATAAACACCCATGATGTTCTCCTTTAGAACGCAGGGGCCGAAGCCCCTACTTGATTAGGGGTTGTTGGTGGACGACACGTTTGCGACGATGGCGAACACATTGAGCACAGCATTCGTACCCACAGCGGTATTGAACAGCACATCAATGGTGTCTGCCGACGTAAACGGAATCGGGTTCGCCAAGTTGGTGATACCGTAGCCCAACGCATTGTTTGCCAGCGCACTGGTAAACGCAGCAGTTGCGCCGCCGTAACCTACGCTGAAAGTACCAGTGGTGTTGGTAAGTTCAGCTTCGATCACTTGTGCGCCTGCGGACAGAACGACAGAACCTGCGGGCAATGGGATCACTTCCAGCACATCGGTGGCAGCCAGTGCGGTAGCACCAGCGGCAGTACGCGCTGCAATGATTGCCGCGAGGTCAATCTTCACCTCGAACTTGGAGATGGCGGTAGTATCAGCGGGGAACGAGGCAGAGCCTTTGTTGAACCCCAGAGTATCGGTAAACGTAGTCATTTCAGTTTCCTTTCAAATTTGTAAAGACCGAATGGGGGCCGAAGCCCCCGTTCTTTAGCCGAGCGTGAGAACCGACTGAGCCAGTGCTTCGCCCTTGGTAACCTTGTAACCGTAGACTTGCAGACCACGGATGATGTTACCGAAGGTGGACTCGGAGCGGATGGTTTCCATGTTCGTCATCTGAGATGCGAACGTGAAGCCCATCTTGTGACCGGCGATCACGTTGTACTTGGTAGACGAACCGGTGCCCGAGCGGGACAGGTTGTGGCTGACGTACACAGTGAAGCGGTCGATCATGCCCAGTCGGCCATTACGGACGATAGACATGCTGTCGCCAGACAACGAGGCGTCTTTCAGTTCCGACTTCTTGATCAGACCAGCCATCTTGGCGGGGATAACCACGAAGCGGTCTTGCTCGGGAGCGTTGGCTTCGTCCAACACGGTGCCGAGGTCAACCAACAGGTCAACAACGGAAACAGTGCTGGATGCACCGTCTTTGGTCACAGTGATGGGAGAAGCGGTCGTGCCGAGGTTGAACGCACCAGAGATGGCACCAGCGGTAAGACCTTTGTTGAAGCTGCCGATACCGGGCAACAAGTCAGTCAGAACGCGCTGGTCGATCTTGATCTTCATACGCTCGGAAGCGTCTTTCGACCAAGTATCCATCAGGTTGATGTCGGCCTGAACCTTGTCCACGTCGTCTTCAACGCAGGCAAAGTACTCGCCCTTGTCGATGATCAACTGGATTTTGGGTTTGTCAGGGTTCTCAACGGTCAGGGTTTGGCCCTTCACGTAGTCACGGATCGTGATTTCCGGCGTAGTGCGGATGTTCACGGTGTCGCCGTATTGGCGGATTTCGCCTTCGTAGTCAGTGTTCGAGATTGCTGCGAGCACGGTGGCGTCGTAGAAGTTCTCGATCAGTTTACCCGACCAGATTTCGGGAATGAAGTTCCCGCTGTAGTTCGGTTTTCCGGGGGCGTTTGCAAAAGCCATGGTGTAACTCCTTTAATCAAGCATTAGCGATAATGCGATTTTCTCGCTGGGCAGCGAAAATATCGCGTTCTGTGCGGTCACGCTCCTGCTCCCGGCCTTTGTACTTCCCAGAGCGAACATCGTCGAAAAACTTCTGGATGTCGTTCGGGCTATACGTCTTGGCCTTGCTGGATTGCGGGGTTCCGGCGCTCTTTGTGCGACCGGGGGCTACCTGCTTCTCCAACTCAGAAGTCGAAGCGCGACCATTGGATTGAGCAACTGGGGTCTGTCCAGTGGTATCAAGCCATGCGCGGAAGAAATTAGCTATGCGTGGAGCATCAAGCTCTCGTTGCGCAGCATCTAGGTAAGTCTGGCGGGTAATGCCAGTCAGCGGATCGGCCTCCAACAACCACGATTGGAATGCTTCATTCCCGTTGATGTCCCGGAAATTAGGCACCATGGTTGTAAGGTCGGCCCAGAATGCTTGCTCTGCGGACATCTGCTGACGGTGGGCCACGGCTTGCACCTGTGGTACCACGTGCGTCTGCATACGCTGCAACATCCCCTCAATCTGTGCAAGGCGTTGCGCCACGGGGATTAACTCCTCGCGGGATACCTTGCGCATCATGTCAAGCGACTCTCCATAATCAGCAACATCTTGATCCGTGACAAACCGTTCGGCTTGCTGCGGCGCGGGTGTTGCGGCGGGAGTCGATTGCTGCGCGGACATTGAAGCAAGCAACTGTTCCATCTGCTGTACGCGGCTTTGCATCTCACGGTTCTGCTGGTGCAGACGTGGGACTTCGGCGTTGTACATACCTTGTAGCGTCCGATATTTCTGGACGACAGTTTCTTCCGGCACATTGTCATCACCCGTTTTGTGCTCAGTTGCGGATGAAGGGCCAGCATTATTCGGAGCAGAAGGCTCGTCGGCGGGTGGCGTGTTGTCGTTCTCAACGGGCATGACGGTGCCATTGGCGGGGGATGTAGTCCCTGCGCCTGTGTTGTCGTCCGGGTTGAGTTGTTTGTACAACTGCTGAACTGCCTCGG